TTCGAACAGCAACATGGTGAAAGCGCTTTGTATGGTGTTAGCGACAGAGATTTTATTTAATACCTGTCATACTAACAATTAGTATATAAGGTACTAAAAAAAACAACAGAGGGGCATAGCCCCTCTTTTTTTATGGAGGTATTAATCATGAAACTTAAAGAAAAATGTAAATGGATTATAGCTGGTGCTATTGACGCACGCAAACGAACCTTATTGGAACACGCACCATTACCGGAATCCGAAATGTATCAAGCTAAAGAAACAATGCCTGAATCAGCACGTTGTTATTGGGAAGGTTGGGATTCAGGCGTACAGGATAATGTGAGAGATATTCTGAACACCAGGAGGTGTGTAAAATGAGACAGTTTTCATACGTGTATGATGAAGAGAAACTCGAGAAAGAAGTGTTCAATGACCCAAGATGTTACGATAATGCAAATGTTATACAAGAACTCAAACAAGAATATACAGAACGAGAGTGGGAAGACTTTGTAAAAAAAGTTGAAAGAGAAATGGAAGCACTTGGTTTTTATGTTGACTTGGAAGAAGTGTTAGAAAAACTTAGAATCTATGATAGAAGAGATGTTGCGGTTTTTGTTTTTGACGACATACAACATTTAAGCCTGATGTTTAATCACAAAGAACATTTAGAGTTTTATAATCATCCTGAAAATAACAGAGTAAGAATTGATTATTCGCTTTGGGTTCCATATGGTACACAGTCATCAAACAAAGAAACAAAAGAACAGAAACAAGCAATCAAAGCATGAAAACGAGGGGCTTAAATAGCCCCTCTTTTTTGTGTCAGACCCTAACGCCTTAACACAAAATCCAAAATGGAATCCGAAATCCAAGTTCCGAAATATAATCTCCAAGTTACGTTCCATTTTTATTATACACGCTGTGATAGCAAAAGTCATGCAAATATTAACACTCGGTGTATTGATTTTATCCTACAATGTGTGCTATATTTTAATAGATAACAATATCATGGGAGGAATTAATGTGACAAACAGTAATAATCTTAAAATGTTTCGATTGAACAAAAGGCTTTCACAAAAGCAACTTGCCGACAAGACGGGGCTAAGTATTAGCTCGATAGCAAAAATCGAACAGGGCGTAAGAAATCCAAGTTACAAAGCAGCGGACAAGATTTGCGTTGTGTTAGACGCCCCTCTCGAAGAAGTCTTTCCAAGTTACAAACGTGAATGTCCTTACCCAAGAACCATGTAAACAAAAGGTGGTGTAAAAATGAGTGAAGAATTACAGGTCATTGATGAAAAGTTCCATGAAGAGAGAAAGACGGGCATTGGTGGAAGCGAAGCTGCCGGTGTTATGGGACTTTCCAGGTACAGTTCTCCAATGTCTGTTTGGAATTTAAAAACAGGCAGAACCGAACCATTTGGAGGCAATGAATATACAGAATGGGGAACTATATTAGAACCCATTATTCGCATGAAATTTGCTAAAGAAAAAGAACTGGAAGTTATATACGATCCGGAAATGAAGCGTTCCGAGAAACACCCGTTCATGATAGCACATCTTGATGGAATCATATATGACGAGAAAACAGACAGCTACGGCGTTCTGGAATGCAAGAACGTATCCGAATGGAAAAAACATGAATGGGAAGATAACGATGTCCCTGTTGAATACATGATTCAGATGCAGCACAACCTTGAAGTAATGGGATATGACTGGGGCTACTTTGCAGCGTTGATTGGCGGTAACCATCTCGAGATAACAAAAGTAAAGCGTGATGATGAGTTTATAAAGAAAATAGTCGAGGCAGAGAGATACTTCTGGAACGAGTATGTACTCAAGGATAAAGAACCGCCCTTTGATGGAAGCGAATCTTCTGAAGAAGTTCTTAAACATTTATATCCCGAAGCTAAAGAAAAACAAGTTAAAGAGTTACCACCATACGTGGAGGACTTAATTGGTGAATTGTTGCCTCTCAAGGCACAGTATGAAGAGATTGAAAAGAAAATCAAAGCGATTGAACAACAGATAAAAGATGAGATGGGTGAATACGAAACAGGCATTACAGAAAACTGCCGGGTCAGATGGTCAAACGTGAACAAGTTCAACAAAGAAAAGTTTTTAAACGACCATCCTGATTTTTTGAAGAAACACCCTGATTTTGCAAAAGTCGATTTGAACAGCAGCTTGGTTAGAAAAGAATATCCAGAACTGTATGAAGAGTATAAAGAACCAAGCCACAGGAAATTCACAATTAGTGATTTATAAGAGGAGGTGTGAGCAATGCCAAGTACGAATGCAATATCAAGGCAAATGAACAACAAACCAAAAACAAGCAACAAACCTAAAACAATGAGAGATTTATTGGAAAAGGCAGCACCAGATATAGAGAAAGCACTTGCTGGTATCTCTGGAATGACCTTTGAGAGGTTTCAGAGAATATGTTTAACAGCATGGAACATTAATCCAAAATTGAAAGAAACAAGTCCTATGAGCTTCCTGGCAGCAGTTATTCAGTCAGCACAGCTTGGGCTTGAACCAAACACGCCATTAAACCAGGCGTGCATTATTCCATACAAGAAAAAGGCTAAGTTTATTATCGAATATAAAGGACTGTTAACCCTGTTATACCGTTCTGGTGAGGTAAGAATGGTAGAAGGGCGTACAGTGTATCAAAAAGACGAGTTTGATTATCAGTATGGAACTAACCCTTATTTATATCATAAACCGACCACAGAATTAAACAGAGGCAATGTGAAGGCATATTACACCATCATAACCTTTACAAACGGTGCTAAAGATTTTCTTGTTATGTTTCCCGACCAGGTAGAGGAAATACGCAAGAAATTTAGCTATGATGATTCGCTTGCTTGGGCAAACAACTATGAAGCTATGGCTCTCAAAACAGTTCTAAAAAGACAGTTAAGATATGCCCCTCTGTCGGTTGAAACGAGAGAAAAGATTGCAATGGACGAAACAGTCAAATCCACAATAGATGAAGATATGGCAAGGGTTAATGCCGACAAAGAAACTTGGGAAACAGTTGATGATGATAAGAAAGACAAACAAGAAAAGACAGAAGTAAATGAAGTGCCAGAAGATTCTGAAGATGACAATACAGAAGATACGAGCTTTTTCCCACCTCAATAGGGACTCGAAAGAGTCCCCTTTTTTCTTTTTGAAGGAGGCTAACAAATGAGTGTTTATCGGGTAAAGAAAAACAGCAATTATTCGGTTATACATAACGGATTTTTGAGAGAAACATCTATATCATTAAAAGCAAAAGGATTATTAGCGTTTCTGTTATCCCTTCCAGATGATTGGGAAATCCACGTGAAAGATTTGGTTAATCGTTGCAAGGAAGGCGAAACAGCAGTAAGAAATGGGCTGAAAGAACTGGAAGAGGCAGGGTATATCTCCAAGATACAAGCAAAAGACGATGATAACAACCAGTTCAAGGGTGTAGAATACAACGTTTATGAAGTTCCCATGAAAGGCGAAAGTGAGCCGCATGGTGATTTTCCACATGCGGGAAATCCGAATGCGGAAAACCAAGCACTACTAAGTACTAAAGAACTAAGTACTAATAGTACTAAAAAAGAAAAGACTCTTAGAAAAGAAAAGGCGACAAATATAATCGACTATCTTACCGAAGTGTTCCAGCCGTACTATAAATATTACAAGTATGCCCTTAAGGCAGCATTAAGAGTAAAAACCAAGAACAAAGACCCTGATTATGTCAGATGGACTGTCAAATGCCTTGCCGACAGAATACCGTACATGAAAGACCCACCAAGCTATATTAGCTCTGTTATAGAAAGCCACTATAATGCAGCCAGATATGAGGAATACATAAACGCTGTGTATAAAGCACAAAGCATAACACCAGTTGAACTGGAAGAATCGTTTGAAAAGATAAACAGCATTTAGGAGGCTAAGCATGGCAATGTCAAAAGACGAAAAATATTTATTGGCAAGTTTAATCTGGTATCCCAAAATAAGATTTTATGCGAAACACATAGACCGAAGGTTTTTAACAACCGAAGGCAGAAACATTTTAGACATCATCATGAAGAATGAAACCAGCCCGGCAGAGGACATAGTGTTGCTGCTTGCAAGAGAAAACGTTTGTGAGAGCTTTGACTTTCTTGACGCTGGTGCTACATCGATGACAGCACAACAAATAATCATTGACTACATCAACCAGCAAAAAACAAGAATGGTTGCCAACAAAATGAAAGACGTTGGGAACAAGCTATCCAAAGCCGACATCTCTGTTGATGAAGCACTTGATGAAATATCCGATTACAGGCAAATGATGATACTGGAAAGCCCTATACAATCCGCAAAAGACGTTGCTCATCAGGAACAAGAAATGTTGGAAAAAGTCTGGTCTGGTAAGTTAGAAGCACTTGAATGGTCTTATGAAAGTCTTGAACAAATGTGCAATGGTTTATGGGGCGAGGAATTGTGTGTAATAGCAGGGCGACCTGGAATGGGAAAAACGACCTTCATGCTCAACTTGCTTGAACGCTGGTCTAAAGAGGGCAGAAAGGTAGGTTTCATATCGCTTGAGATGAAAGCAAGGTCGCTGGTTCTAAAAGCCTGCCAAAAGGAGTTTCCGGCAGTAAATTTGCACCGTTCTGTGAGTACCCTGCAAAGAAGCGACAGAGAGAGATTGAACCACGAAATAGAGAGCTTTGCGGAATTGCCCATCGTGTTTTCTGATTCAGGAAAAACAGACTTACCAACAATTCTATCGACAATACAGAACATGAGATATACACACAAAACAGAAGTTGTGGCTATTGATTACCTTCAGCTAATACGTTCTCACAAGAAACATCAGAATCGGGATCAAGAAGTTGGTGATATTTCGAGGGCGTTAAAACAGATGGCTATGAACCTCAATATGCCCATCATAGTTGGTGCGCAGTTAAACAGGGAAACAGAACGCCAGGATAAAGGGAAACCCCTTCTCCGAAATTTAAGAGAATCAGGAAACATAGAACAGGACGCTGATTTAATAATGTTCTTGTATAGACCATACTACTACACCAAGAACGAAATGGAAAAAGATGATTTAGAAGTCCTTGTGAGAAAGCAACGAAATGGTGCGGTTGGAGATATAGAACTTAAATATTACATGAACCTACAACAAATTGTTGACCCATTGTAAAGCAAAAGCCCTTTGGGTACAAGGGCTGTTGCCAACGATCATATAGGCAACATTATTATAGCATAAATTCAAGCTAATATTGTAACACAGTTAAAATTTTAACAATTAATCAGTCGCACTAATGTAACAATTTTTGTGAGAAAGGAGGAAAGTTTTGTGAAGTACAGTTGGGATTTTGAAAATGTTCACACAGGTCAAACCAAACATTGGGAATGCAAAGCAGAAAACTTAGTTTTAGCCATGAGAAAGGCGTACAAAGAGTTAAACATAGGTCCGGGTTCATGGAAAGTAGTGCCAGGAACTGTCAAGAAAACACATGAAAAGAAGGATAAGAAGAAAAAGGAGGACAAGACTTAATGCTGTATCACGTTACACTCATGCACAAAATGACAGAACAACGAGAAGAATTTGACATTGAGGCAAAGAACCAGACAGAAGCACAGATGGCAGCGAGGCGACACGTATCAAAACCACAGCATTGGATATGCTACGTTGACGAGGGTGAAACAAATGTTGAATCAGGTAATAATTAGAGGAGAGGTTGTTGTAGAACCAAAATACCTTAC